ATGGTCATTACAGCAGCGGAAGCTGATAAAGCCTGATGAGTTTTGCGGTTCCTAGATCGAACCGCCGAACCTCTGGAGTTGGCGATTATGAATCGACCGACGTAGCACGCAACATTGGCTCGCTCTTGCGGTTTGGCAAAGTTCACAGCGTTGATCATGCGCAGCGGCTGTGCCGTGTTGCCCTGCCAAATAATCTGATAACTGACGACCTGCCGTGGATTACTTTTCGCGCAGGTGGCAACGTATTTTGGGCCGCTCCATCTGTTGATGAAGCGGTTTTATTGCTTTGCCCGTCTGGCGAGCTAAACAATGGCGTCGTCTTGCCAGCTCTGCAAAACAACCCGAGCGGTACTTATCCGTTTAATTTTTCAGATCTTGAATTCAAGTTTGGCGACTTAGGCGATCCCCGTGAAGGTCTTTGGCGTTGGTTGTTTTCCGATGGGGCATTGCTGGAAAACGATCCAGTTCTAAACCAATTTCGCATTGAGCAAAAACAAACGCGGATTCACGGCAAAGAACTCCTCCAACTGCATTCAGAAAAATATATTTACGTCGAAGCAGACGAAGAGCAGGGAATCGTCCACGTCAAAGCCCCGATGATCAAGCTTGACGGGGATGTTCACATCGTTGGACAGCTTCTGCAAAGTGGCCGGATTATTGGCATTGATAGCAAAGGGGAAGGCGCAAGCTCTTTGGATCTTGTAGGGGATCCGATCAACCTGAACGGCGGCGGTGGAGTTCTTGGCATTGTGGCCAGCTTGGTCGGGGCAGTTGCAGGCGGTGCGCTGTCTCTTGGGCAGCTCGGGTCACTTATGGCAGGCGGCACAAATGGCATTCTTGGCGGCTTGCAAGGCTTAGCGGGCCAACTTGGCTCGACTGGTTTGGGGACGTTGCTGACAGCCGGTGGCGGGCTCAGCATTTCAGGGATTGGCGCAGCAATGAGCGCGGTCGGCAGCTTGCCAGTCCTGGGCGAAGTTATGAATCATATTGGTTTTGCTGGGTCACTTCTCCAGGGTGGGACCGGACAAGCGTTGACGGCTTTGACTAGCGGCAGTGGTTTAGATCTAGCTGGAGCATTCCAAGGGCTGTCGAGCTTAACCGGGGCAATCGGATCCCATTACGACATTCCAGCTCTAAGCAGCCTCAGCGACTTAACAGCACTTCCCGCGCTGGAGACAATGATTAGCGGCGGACAGCTCACGATCAATGACGTAATGCACGTTGCGACAGGAGCGGCGGCAGTTGCTGGTTTTACACCTCCCGCTAATGTGGCGGGCGCACTAGATGCGGCGCTAGCCGCGACAGCAGTTATCACAGGTGAAAACGGCAGCTTGCAACCTGGCCCAACACTTTTAGACGCAAGCCGCACCGGGGGAGAAATTATGGCTGGGCTGCTCGACAGCAACAGCTCTGTTACGCCAGAGCAGATCGTGCACAAAATGTCTGAATTGGGATTGGTCAACAACCTTGACGCTTTAGAAGCTGCCGGTGTCAATGGTGGCCAAGCAATGGGCGACATGATCCGGGCCGGATCTATCACGCTTGAGCAAGCTCTAAATCTTTCATCGATTTTTATTAACGAGCCGGATGCAGCAGTTACAGCCGCATTGGCTGGAACCGTTGGCGGCTCCTTAAAGTTCTTCGATTATTTTGAAAGAGCAGCGGCAGGGGATGTGGCTCCGCGAGACATGAGCAGCAAACGCGGCTCAGAAACTGACCCTAAGAAAGGCACAGCACAAGACGCTGGTTCAGGCAACTACGTGCCAGACGGCACTATTACTGACGTTCCAAACTCTTACGCAAATTGGAACACAAACTATGCCTAGGAAAACAAAATGAGCATAAAAGGCGTGGCACGATTAGGAGACAAGACAACGCACGGGGGCATTCTGAAAGCCCCTGTAAACACAAGCGTTCTCACAAACGATCGACCCACAGCACACGTCGGAACGGTGATCATTTGCCCGGCAGGGAGCCCGAACCCCCACGGCTTCACTGTTGTGGTTGGTGGCAACTCAAGCGTGAGAGTGGGCGGAATCCCAATTGCTCACCGGCTCAGCCCTACGAGTTGCTCGGCTCTAGTGCTCACAGCATCCGGCGACGTGAACGCATAATGACTGTATCCAGTAACCTGAGAGCAGGTTAGGAGGCTTAGAATGGCGATAGGCATGGACCGGGAAACCGGAAAACTTGTAGACAGCACGGTGCATTTGAAACAAAGCATCCGCGACATTCTCACGACCCGAATTGGCACCCGCGTCATGCTTCGCGAGTATGGATCAAACATTCCTGAACTCGTTGATTTGCCAAGCAACAGAAGCACAATTGCCGCAATCAGATCTGACATTATTTCTGCTCTCAACAATTGGGAGCCGAGATGCAGGGTCAATAAAGTGACGCTAACGGAGCTTTCAGCAGGCCATGTCACTTTTGATTTGTTCTTAACTTACCTTCCAAACGGGGAAGAAATCGCACTTGTAGGAGTGACTGTCTAATGGCTCTTAATCTTGATTCGCTGCAAGCACCAGAAATAGTTGAAAACATTTCTTTTCAAGATATTTTTAATGAATTGCGTGCTGATTTTCAGCAACGCTTTCCAGACTTTTCAGCATTAGTAGAATCTGACCCGGCGATTAAGCTTTTAGAAGTAGCAGCTTATCGTGAAGTCATTTTACGGTCTAGAATTAACGACGCATTTAAAGCAACGCTTTTAGCGTTTGCAGCCGCTGGCGATTTAGACAACCTCGCAGCTTTTTACGGCTTAAGCCGTATCGGGCAAGAGGGTGATGAAGAATTACGAGCTAGGACAGTAAACAGGATTCAAGGCAGCTCAACCGCAGGCGGCGCGGCATGGTATCGCTATCAAGCATTAACAGCAAACACAGGCGTTAGAGATGCGCGAGTGACAAGCCCTGCAGCGGGTGAAGTCCAAATTGCTTTGCTAAGCAAAGAAGTTGAAAATATTGAAGCCCTTGGAACGTCTGCTAATACGCTAAGCGCCGAGATGAGTGCGCTCGCTACTTTCTACGGGATAGCGATTTTAGACAATGACAAAGACGCTCAACTTGCTCCACAAATTCGAGCTGCAATTGACTCCGCTGGCCCTGACGGAACAGCGACGCCGCAAATGCTCGGAGCTGTTGACGCTGTGATGCAAGACAGCGAAGTGCGCGTTATTACTGACACAGTGCTGACAACATCAGCCAACGTGGTGAGCGTAGATGTAGAGGTTGATGTTTATTTATACCCCGACAGCTCCGCATCAATTTTGAACAATATCGAAGCGGCTCTTCGAGCAGGCGTTGCAAACGAAGGCGGCTTGGGTTGGGATCTTACTCTTTCTTGGCTTATTAAAAATATTCACGTTGACGGCGTTCAAAGGGTTGAGTTGATCACGCCCACAATTAGCCAAGTTGCAGATGATGGGACTGCCATAAGTATCGGAACGTTCACGCTTATCAACCGAGGATATGACCGCTAATGTCCGACACTGCAACGCTTCTCCCTAGTTCAGCAACGTCTTTTGAGCGCGATCTTTCCGCGTCAATGGACCCGTTGCCGCGTATTGGCGCGGCTGCTGAATTAATAAGAAATGCAAAGCAACAAAACATCCCTGACTCAGTCGTCCCGTGGCTCCTCGTTGAGTACGGCCTAGGCGAGCTTCTGCCCTATCTACCAGATCCGCGCAATGCAATTAGTACGGGCGTCTTGTGGCAGCGTTTGCGCGGCACACCCAAGAGTTTTGAAATCGCTCTGGGCTGGATTAACAATTCAGGCGCGATTGAAGAAAGTGAAGGCGGGACAATTAACTGGAGCCAATTCCAGCTTGGTCTTCAGCAAGCGCCTGTTGATCTGTCGCAGACTGATTCAATCGTTGAGATTGGTCGGCTTAGCTCGCCGGTTCGGTCTTCCCTGTTTCGCATATATGGCGGCTGGTATGACGGGCGACGCTTCCAATTAGATGACCACAAATTAAGCAGCCAAGACACCCTTTGCGACCATACCGGTGTCTACCTAAAAGATGAGTGGCCGCAGCTTTCATTTGGCCGCGAATTCAAAAAAGAAGACGACAACATTTCGCAAGACCTAGACGCAGAGCTAGGTATTCACAGAGCGAATGGGAT